TGATTTATCGCCGTGAAGATATTTTGACAATGGGGGATGCGGGTGTCAACGGACAATTTGCACCAAGCGGTCAAAGTTCATATTCCATTTGGAAGTATAAGGGCGGTGTTAATTGTCATCACAGATGGGAACGATTGACATTCAGACGGAAGCAAATCAAAGGTAAATTTTTACCCAAGCAACCAGGGGAAAGCGGTGAGAACCGCGATTTAGAAAATTACAACGAAGTATCGAATAAGAGTGCCGACAATGCGGGTGTTCCATTTTCACCAAGTGGATGGGAAACGGCATCAACACGCCCAATTGATATGCCAAACAAAGGTTCACTAAAAAATAAGTAAGATGTACGCAAACGATGATGTATTATTAATCACCAAAGAGGATTTATTCAAATACACCCAATTGAGTGGGAATTTTGATGTGGACAAGATAACGCCATTTATTAAGATAGCCCAAGACATACAGGTTCAAGAGTTATGCGGTACGGTCTTGTATCGTAGGTTATTGGATGATGTAAAGGCAAACACCTTGGCGGGGTATTATTTGGAATTGGTGTCACACTATTTGCAACCTTTGTTGATCCATTACGCGATGAGTGATTTGTTGTTGTTTCATGGGTATGAGGTAACCAATGGTGGCATCGTGCGTAACTCACCCGAGAACACGCAATTACCAAGCAAGGAGGAATTGGACACGATTGTCCAAAGACAAAGAAACATTGCCGAAACTTATCGTAGGCGATGCGTGGATTATTTGTCGTTCTATCCGCAGAGATATCCCGAGTATACCGCGAACCAAAATGCGGGGGAATACCCAAATACAAACCCATCCAATTTTGTTACATGGAATTTGTAAAAAAGACATACAAACCCAAGGAGGAAAAGGTCAAGAAATTGACCACCTACATCACGCAGTTGAAAATTGTGAATGCGGTGAAGTGTGATTTGTTTACCAAAGCCAAGATAATCGCCATTATGATATTATTCACGGGGTGTTCCGCTGAATGGCATTTGAAACAAGCCATCAAAAAGAACCCCGATATGGCACAAACATCAACCCACACGATTGATACGCTATTTGTACGCGATTCCGTGACCATTACAGACACTTTTAACACAAAGTCAATTGATACCATCACTTTGGAAAAAGACGGCGTTAAAACAATTGTTTATCGCAATCACGATGTGATAAGAATTAAGACAGTTGTAAAGGCGGACACCATCAGATACACCAAAACAATTCAATTACCACCACAAATCAAATACACGGACCGCGTTAAAGTCCCACAATGGATTGGATTGACATTGTTTTTGGGATTGATTTTATTAATGTTAATTATAAAAAGATGAGCAATTGGCAACAAAATTATAACAAGACAAGCCAACCATCACAAGGTTGGAAAACCCCATCACGGAGTTCACCACAAGGGGGAGGGGTAAGGGCTTGTTTATGCAAGGATGAAAATACCTATTCTAAAAAGTGTTGCGATGGATCACTCTGGGCGCAAGGGATTGGAAACATTACACGAAGCCCACAATTTACAAATGAGCAATGGCAAGGAATTAATGTGAAGTGGGAAGAAATTAACGAAACTTGGAATAATAATATATAAAGATGGGAATTTCATTATACGGGTTAACCCCCGCAACAACTTACGATGCCCTAATCAAAACGGGTGATAACGAACCATTAACGGCATCATTAAAAGTATTGAGTGATGGGGTCGGTACAAACCTACCAATGGAGGCATCCACCACGGGAATAAATTTCACGGGTTCATTATTGCAAGGGGGCGTTGCAGTTCCCACCGCCGCCCAGGTTGCAGCCAAACAAGATACATTGGTATCGGGAACAAACATCAAGACCATAAATTCCACATCAATTTTAGGAAGTGGCAATATCAATGTGGTAACATCACCAAGCGGTGTGGGTGGTGCAATTCAGTTCAGCAACGGAAGTGCGTTTGCAAGTGATGCCGCTAACTTCTTTTGGGATAACACCAATAAAAGGTTGGGAGTTGGGACGAATGCACCGACAAGCCCGTTCACATTGATTGGGGCATCTCAATTTGGTAATGCGGTTGGTTCTGGGAGTATAGAAACATTTGATGGGTATTATTCAATGTCATTTGGTAAAAGCACATCAATATACAACCCAAATACAAATGCGACCCGTATTTTTATGCAATCAAGTCAAACATTTGTTGACAACACATCTGGAAACTTTCAATTCAGAAGTTCGGGAACAACGGTGATGAATTTGCAAAGCGGAAATCTTGCAGTAGGTAATGGTTCGGATTCTATTTTGGCACGAACCCACATCAAAGGCAGTGGCTCAACCTCCGCCACGACATCGCTTTTGGTGCAGACAAGTGCGGGTTTGCCATCGTTGCAAGTGTTGGATAGTAGAAGCGTTAGAGTTAATGGAGGTAGCGGGAACGGTCTTACTCTTGAAGTTGGTGGAACTCTTGAAGCAACTTCATCATCATATTTAAGGGGTGCTGTTTATGGGTTTAGTGGTTTTTTTGCGGGAATGAATAGCGGGGAAAGTGCAAGTGCAATTTTACAAGCCGATTCCACAACAAAAGGATTTCTACCACCCAGAATGACCACAACCCAAATCAATGCCATTGCTTCACCCGCAAATGGTTTGGAGGTTTATAATACTACCTTGGCGTGTCCTTGTTTTTACGATGGTACAGCATGGCGCAAAGTTTCTCATACCACAATGTAAAACACTTAATTTTGTAAATATATGAAAGCAATATCAATCCTTACAAGCGTAAACCTAACAAGCGGTTTATCAATCCCATCGGGTTCAGTAGTAGTAATCGCAGAAGGTTACGCAGATGTAAAAAGTCAAAAAGACGGAATCATCCCCGCCCAAATCGCAACCTTTGTTTTTGCAAGTGTTCAAGCATTGGCAGAAGGCAAAGCCCCGATTCAAGGGATTCAAGATTTTAACACCACATTCAGCGGATTGGAATTATCGGTTGACGCTTACGAAACAATCAGTGCCGAGGCATTATTAATTTCAGCCGTTTATGGTGCATTGGCAACTATTTATGGTGCGGAGAATGTGGAACAAATAACCATTTAATCGTTTTATTGATATGAGTATTTCAGCAAGTTCCTTTTCAGCGGGTTACACGGGGTGTACCGTTGTTTCCAACACAAGTGCCAACACGGGAAGATTCCGTGGGTTTGTGGTAAACGCGGATGCCGTTGTTTCAGCAATTTTAGACCAGGCAAGTGCATCATTGATGACACCATTGGGATTGAGTGGCGTAACATTAAAGCAAGGCACATTCATTGCCGTTGCCGATGGTAGTTACATCAGTTCAATCACCTTGGCAAGTGGATCGGTTGTAATGTACAATTACTAATGTTTGGTGTTGGTGTTGGTGTAAGGGTTGGCGGACGAACTGCGGTTGGTGGCGGCTTTGACCCCGATGCACAAGCATTCTTTGACCGCGTAACGGCTGCGGGTGGAACACTTACCACCACCGAAAAAGATGCAACCAATCAATTGGTATTGGATATGAAAGCGGCAGGTATATGGACATCAATGCGTGCCATTTACCCAATGGTCGGGGCAAGTGCGGCAGCGTGTGCGCAGAACTTAAAGAGTAGTAGTTTTACAGGTACGTTTACAAGTGGTTGGACATTTGCGAGTACGGGCGCAAAGCCAAGTGCTGCTTATATGGATACAGGACTAGATCAAAGTACCAATTTAACTCAAACAAACGGAGAAATAGGCGCTTACTTTAGAACTAATGTTACCGCTACTCAAGTAGATATGGGTGCTTATCAAGGAACTTCTGGTTATGCTTTAATAACAAAACTTAGCGATAATTTCTTTTATGGTAGAGTTGCTTCCATTGATGTTCAGTCAACTTATCAACCTCCAACAACTTTGGGTTTATTTTCCGTTAAGGCAAATGGAACCAATAGTATGAAGTTCGTAAGGAATGGAGTTATAGTTTCAACTAAATCTACTACAACTTCCGCTTTAGTAAGTATCAATTTAGCAGTAGGGGCGGGTAAAACTTTGGCAGGTTCAATTTTTCCAAGTACGAAAGAAACTGCTTTTAATTATATTTCAGATTCTTTGACAGATACACAAAACGCCAATTTGTACACCGCAGTTCAAGCGTTTCAAACAACATTAAGCCGCCAAGTATGATAGGATATATTTTAACAGAGGAAGAATATAAACAAGTGCAAGGTCAATTTTATACACCTTATCAGTTTTTCAATTGCTTACAAGATATAAACGGATTTTGGTTTTTATTGCTTTCTGCACAAGACAAAGAAGATATTTTAAATACTACATGGAACTGGATTTTAACCTTACCCGAAGCCGAGTATGTTCCACCACCGCCACCACCATTCCCCCCTACTGAATAATGACCGCACCAAAAGTTAAACCCAATGCGTTGCCGATTTCGTTTGAGCAATTTAAGAAAAATCCAATTGCGGCCGTTTCTTTTTGTATGTTGTTGGCTGTGTCTTATTTGTATATGGACCTTCGTTCGGGCTATAAGGTACAGATTGAAAAGGCCAATTTAAAGATTGAGGCGTTGGATATTAAGATTGATAAATTGACCTACGCATTGAAACGATCCGATTCATGTTTGGCATCGGCCATGACTGAAATTCGTATCATGCAAACAATGAAAAAACTATGAGACCGGCATTAATTATTTTCACCGCCCTATTTATGACGGGTTATGTGTTCACAATTGCAAACGCAAAACAAAGCCCTACACTCGACGAAATAGATGCGTTGC